GAGAAGTTAGCAGTATTACCTGACAACGCTAAATTAACCGTTAGGTTATTAGTGAGTGTATTACTACTAACATTAACGTTTACTGCACTAACATTGCTGTTAGCAGATATGTTATTAGCTAATAGATTTGCACCAATGTCAACAAAATTAGTAACAAACAAATTATTTGAATTTACGTTAGCATTACTGTTGATGTTACCGTTACTTTGTATTACGTTTCCAACAGTTAAGTCTAGTGTTATGTTAGCGTTTGATGTGATGCTAAAATTATTTGCATCAATATTACCAGTTACGTTTAAACTTGTACCAGTTGCCGCACCAATGTTAGGGGTAGTAAATTGTGCGTTAGCAATAACAGCAATGTTTCCACTTACTATACCAGTAGTTATACCATCAGTATTTGCAGATATAGTGGTACCAGTTATATTAATGCCATTACCTGCAGTGTATGAACCTGCCGCACTAAACTGGGTGAATGTTAGACTTGACGTACCAAATATTATTTCACCAACTGGCAGAGTCAATACGTATGATGAGCCTGCATAATTTATACCAGAGCTAACAAAGAAATAGTCTCCGGCAGCCAATGATGCAGTAGACTTAGGACCGTATGTATCAGCATCTGAGGCTCTAGTAAGAACCCAAGGAGTTGCACCACTACCAACAGTACTTACAACATACACACCATTTTCTGAGCCAGATGACTGACCTTGAACCAATACTCTATCAGTTAATGATAATGATATAGAATCAATTTGAATAGCGGCATTGGCGCCTGCATTAGTAAGTGTTGCTCCTACACCTGAGTTAGCAAGTGATGATTCAGTTAGACCAGTACCATTAGTTAACGTGACAACTTCAATACCAAAGTATCCATTTTTAATAGTAATTTGATTTGCCGCAGGGACTGAGTATACGAAATATGCTTCTCCAGCGATGATACCGTTGAACGAATTAGTCCATACAATTTCATCACCGACTGATAGACCATGATTAGCACTGAACGTGATTGTTTTTCCACCAGCAATACTATTAGTTACTTGTGTGGTGCCACCATCTAAATATGTGGCATTTAAATTAGTAGTACTTGTTGCCTCTACTGGATCATGAACTGACAGTCCTTGTGCAATATTATCAACGTATTCTTTTGTAGCCGCATCATTTGGATTAGTAGGCTCACCTACTTGAGTAACGCGGGCAGTATTAACATCAACTGTACCAGTACCTGTTGGTACAAGATTAATGTTTTCGTTTGTGCCGGCTGCACTAATTGTGATATTACCAGTAGGTGCTACGATTGTTGCAGTCTTGACACTGCCAATTAACGCTTCACCTGTTACGTTTGCATTGGCTGCGTTAACAAAACCGTTAGCAATTAAATTGCCGTTAGCAGTAATGTTACCTGTAGTAGAATTGATGTTACCTAAAACTAATAAACCAGTCTGGGTAAAGGTGGCAACGTTTGCAGATCCATTAACTGTGATTTCTACGTTAGCATTTGAATAAACTTTAACATTACTATTGCCGTTCGCTAGTGAGCCAATCAGATTGGCTCCGGTAATGTTGCCTAGAACATTCAAATCATTTGCTACGTTTACGTAGTTAGCACTAGCCAAGTTACCTAAATTAGCATTTAATGTAGTAATATTGCCTGAAAAGTTAGCTGTGTTACCCGCAATATTATTGTTAACTGTTAATTCATTAGTGATTGTATTGGCTGCAACATTCACATAGTTAGCACTAGCCAAGTTACCTAAATTAGCATTTAATGTGGTAATATTACCAGTAAAGTTAGCCGTGTTACCACTTAGTGCTAGGTTAATTGTTAAGTTACTAGTTGTTACATTGGATGCTACATTCACGTAGTTGGCAGTAACCAAGTTACCCAAATTAGCATTCAATGCACTATTGATATTACCAGTGAAGTTAGCTGTGTTACCACTTAGTTCTAAGTTAACAGTTAACGCATTAGTAGTTGTTGTTGCGGCAATATTTACATAGTTAGCGGTAACCAAATTACCCAAGTTCGCATTCAACGCACTGTTGATGTTACCAGTGAAGTTAGCTGTGTTACCACTTAGTTCTAGGTTAACAGTTAGATTATTAGTAATAGAATTAGATGCAACATTCACATAGTTAGCACTAGCCAAGTTACCTAAATTAGCATTTAATGTGGTAATATTACCAGTAAAGTTAGCCGTGTTACCACTTAGTGCTAGGTTAACAGTTAGATTATTAGTAATAGAATTAGATGCTACATTCACGTAGTTGGCAGTAACCAAGTTACCCAAATTAGCATTTAATGCGCTATTGATGTTACCAGTGAAGTTAGCAGTGTTACCACTAATTTCATTGTTGACTGTTAAATTACTAGTAGTAGCATTGGCATTAATATTTAAAATATTACCAGTAATGTTTGCATTAGCTGACACATAGTTAGCTAATAGCGTATTAGTTACATTTATGTTTGAATTTGCATTAACGTTATTAGCCAGGACGTTAGCGTTAGCATAAAGATAATTTGCTCTAGTAATGTTTGTAACATCTAGATTACCAATAATACTTAATAATTGCTGTGCGTTATCCCATACAAAATTAGCAGATGCCCCAAAGTTTTGATTATCATTAAACTGTACTTGTGAGTTACTTCCTGCGGCTTGTTGCAAATCCCAGGGGACGCCATTACTGTAATATAGGTTATCTGTGAGAACTCCCCAAGTAGCTGTAGAATTAGATATTAGCAAATTACCAGAGAAGATTGCATTGCTTGCAGTAATATCACCGTTAGCCAATATTATATTGGCTGGTACTTCACCTACAGAGAAGCCGGCTACTGAGTTTAATGATTTAATTGCCATTTTGTTTTCCTATATTCGTATTTATCTTTTTTGATTAGTCAGCATAGACTGTAATTAACATTTTGTATGTGACTGGTGTTGATGTATTGGGTGTTACTTTTAACTGTATTGATGCCGGAACTATAATATTTCCCGCATCGTAATCTACTTCAAAGTTGCCCACTCCCCCATTGACAAACAAACTAGCATACTCAGTAAAAGAGACTGTGCCAGTGTAATATAATGAACTAATCTTGCATGACTGTCTTGATGGGCCTGCGGGCTCAGTTGCAACAATTTCAAATTCAATACCGGAAAGATTAGCAACTGGTTTTGAATATAACAATTGTCCTACGCCGGTACTAGCAGTAGTTGCAAAGTATACTTCTGAATATGACCACTTATAAACACCAGCACCCATCTGTACCGAGTTAGCTATTAAATTTCCACCAATACTAACAGTATTCGTGTAGTCGTTAAACGTAAAATACGGACTACCCTCAAAGTTATCATTTTTATTAAACTGTACTTGTGTGTTTGCGCCGCCTGGAGATCCATTGCCGCCGCCACCGCCATTAACTGCCCAACTTAGATTTCCGCCACCATCAGTTGCTAATACGTAGCCGTTAACTCCACCAGTTATATGTATGTTTGATATTGTACCTAGACTGATGTTAGCACTTCCGGCTGCATTAATGTTACCTGCAACTCGTAATATTGCAGAAGAATTAACAGTTAGATTACTGCCTATTGTTACTTTGCTACTAAAAGCCGCATTACTTGCATATACGTTTGTTGCAATAGTTAATTCACCGCCTGCTATTCTCTCAGAAGTAGTGATGTTACCTAAACTTAATAAATCACCATCAATATTAACATACGCTAAATTACCCAAACTAGTAATGTTTGCTTGTGCATTTTGACGTACATAATTAGCTACATCAGTAGTAATGTTAGTTAGTTGAGATCCGTTACCAATGAAATATGTAGCGGTTATATTACCATTAGAAACGATATTGCCAATATCAGAAATATCCTGCGATATAGATACATTGCCTGTCACCACTAGATTGCCGGTAACATTGACAGTATCATCTAATGAATCGCCTGATGATATATTTTCAACCTGTAGAGTGTTTGTTATTTTGTTATAAGTGAATCCGGAATCACCACCAAACGTGCCGGCATCATTAAACTGTACTTGTGTGTTTGACCCACCCGGTATACCGTTTCCGCCACCATTGCCTGTTTGTGCAGTCCAACTTAAATTGCCGGTTCCGTCTGTTTGAAGTACATAACCGTTAACACCTCCACCGATGTTTAAGTCCGCTACACTACCTAAGTTTAATGTAGACCCATTCCATGTAACGTTGGTGATTCCACCAAATACACCATTGGCATTATATTGCAACTGTGTATTTGAACCACCCGGTGTAGAGTTAAAAGGCTGACCATTAGAATAGTAATAATTGTTAGAATAAATCTTATTCGCAGAAACATTTCCTGACAGATTTAAAAAATTGGTAACTACATTTCCATTGGAGTCAATAACTTGGACGGCAGGTATACCAACAGAGTAACCAGTCAGCGTGTTAAATAATTCTGATGCCATAGATGTTCCCGAAGATATTTTGTTATTATATATTTATCTATTATGGACAAATAAAACCTAAGAAAAAAACACCAAGTAGTGCTTTTTTCTAAATACATAATGCTAACACGACAACCTAGTAGACCTCTTTGTGAGCATTGCAAAATAGCATTAGCTAAACCAAATGGTGTGAGTAAACACGGCTTTACTAAATGGCACAAGTACTGTGTTGATTGTGCTAAGAGTGCATATAACAGTAAGTTTGGTTATTTGCTACACAAGAAAAATAGTTGTGAGAAATGCGGCTTTATACCGGAAGACCGTTGCCAACTTGATATTATCTACAAAGATGGAAATAAAAAGAATAAAAACAAGAGTAATTTAAAAACGCTATGTGCTAATTGCAATAGGTTGCATACAAAAAAAGCTAAAGAAAAGAAAAAATCAATATTAGATATTACAGTAGATACTGACTATAGATTATGACCACTCACCATTAATAAAAACTTTTCCTAATTCTCTAGGCTTAGGAATAGGAGAAATAACTGCGATGTTATTTTTATTTCTTATAAATGGTTTTGTTTTAGCAGTTTTAATAGGGTCAAACTTTACTCCGGGTTCTAATCCTAAAAACTCCCTAGTTAAATCCAAAAAGAATACCAAACGGTACTCATCTGTTAAGTTGAATGAACTATGCATTAGTTGATTTGAAAATCCAAACAAATCTCCCCAATCAACTTCGTTACAGTCTACTTCTAAAAACACATCACCCTTAGGTATGATTAGAGGTATATGAATTCTAACATTAGTACCTCTAATATTTTCAGGGTCTGTGTGTCTTTTGATTATGCTGTGTGGTGCCATACAACTATAATTTGCTAAAGAGCAGTTGTCCCCAAACTCCTGTATTAATTTATATGCAGTGGGATATTTTTTAGCACGAGGGTGGTCTTTGCTTAAGTTAAAACTTATATCCATTATACTATCATGTCTCTCACACTTGAACGCCACTGAACTCCAACTGTCAACGTTAGATACATATTTCCCTTCATTATTAGCAGAGATAATAGAACTACTAGCATCATATGTTCTATTAGCTAAATTAGGGATACCATTTGTTATAATAGCCTGTTTTAATGACTCATAACCTTCCATAAACTCATTAGTCAATGCGTTTTGAAAACTCATCAGATATTCAGCAACATCCCCTAATTCTTTTTTAGAATAAATGGCCTTCATCATGGTATTCTTTTAATATAAAAGTTAGGTGGCATTGCAGATAATATTGAATATCCGTTTTTCTTACGAATAAACGGCTTTGAATTCTCTACCATTTTTTGATTAAACACTGTGCCAGGTTCTAATCCTATAAATTCTCTATCAAAGTCTATCAAAAATATTACTCTAATTTCGTTTGATAAATTGAATGAGCTATGAGCATACTGATTATTAAATCCAAAGCAATCACTCCAATCCACTTCTTGTCCGTTTACTTCTAAGAAAATATCACCTTCGGGAATAATCAGTGGTATGTGTATTCTAACATATTTTCCTGATCTATTTTCGGGGCCGGTATGTCTTTTTAGTACACTATTAGGAAACATCGTACTGTAATTTGCAATAGGGCATTTATCTCCAAACTCTTGTATTAGTTTATACGCAGTAGGATATTTTTTAGCATGTGGATGATCGTCCTGCATAGTATAACTACGTTCAATTATACCATCATGTCTCTCATATCTAAACGGAACCGCAGTCCAACTGTTTACGTCGGGTTTATAAGTACCGTCATCTGTTTGAGTGACAATTGAACTTTCGGACTCGTATCCCCTACCTGCTAGGTTAGGCATACTATTTTCTCTTACTGCATCTGCTAGTGAATCGTATCCTGCAAGAAACTCATCACGTAATGCATCTTGAAAGCCCATCAGATATTCAGCTATGGGACCTAATTCTTTTCGTGTATATATTACCTTAGTCATGAAATTATTTATCTTAGTGATAATAATCTCAAATGTTTGAAGATATTGATATACATCCAACCAATGTCAAATTCAAACCACTTTCTGCTTAATTTTGGGTTAGCTGGTTCTAGGTGATGATTGTTATGAAGTTCTTCTCCACCAATAATAATACCGATAGGAATAATATTTGTACTACAATCTTTGCTATTGCCGTTGCGGTATCCCCACTTGTGCCCTACTCCATTTATAACGCCGGCGGCCCAAAATGGTATCCAAATCATTTGTATCAACCATATCAAAAATCCAATAGCACCAAATAATAAGATATTTACTAACAACATCAACACTACACCTGCATAATTATAAGATGTATATATTTTTCTTTCTAGCCAATCATCAGGTGTTCCTTTACCAAAGTTCACAATCATTTTAGCATTTTTACCTGCTATATAATAATAGTATACCCCCTTGAATAATATGTTCCAAATGCCATAGATTACAGGACTATGCGGATCACCGTCTTTATCAGTTGAACTATGATGTTTTCTGTGTATAGCGACCCATTGCTTAGTAATCATTCCGGTAGTAAGCCACAACCAGAAACGCATAAAATGACTTAGTATCGGGTGAAAGACTAAGCCTTTATGTGCTTGACCTCTATGTAAGAATAGGGTAACACATACTATAGTGATGTGTGTAATTATTAAAGTGTATAATATTGCGTTCATTAGATATTTAACCCAAAAAAACATAGTCTATACGTTAGCTATTACTATATGTGTAAGACATTTTTAACCAATAAAAAAGAGCACCGAAGTGCTCTTTGATTCCTTCCCGTAACACAGACAGTAGTCTGTGCTCCCGAACAAGAAGATTTCTTGATTATTGGAATGTCAAGTTCTGAACAGCGATTTCACCAACATAGTCAGCCGCGTTACCGAAGCTAGATGCAGTGTTAGTCAATTCAATGTAACCATAACGTGTCATGAATGATACGACTGGTTCGAATGTTGACGGATCTAGAACAACACCAGAACTCATCAATGGAATGTATGGGCAATAGAATGCTGCCGCATCAGTCTCAGATGAACCCTTGTATCCAACTAGAACAGGTGTTGTGTCAGGAGCATAAGAGTCAACGAAAACTCTCATTGCGCCGTTCAATGTACCAACAAACTTAGTGTTTGTAGGTGCTTCGAATGTACCTTCTGTAGTACGAGCAAAAGCAGAAGTAGTTGCAGACTGTAGAACAGTCAAGGCAGCACTAGATACAACAGCCCAGTTACCAGCACCACGACGGGTACGTTGAGCGATCAAGTTAGCAACACGGTTGATTAGAACAGCCAAAGCAGCGTGTTCGTCACCAACGTAAGTAGCTGTACCAGATACAGTAGCTTGGTTGTATGTATACTCTGTAGATGCTAGAGTACGTAGAGATAACAAGATTTCTTGGTCAATCTCAGCAGTAATTTCTTGTGCTAGAGCGGCCATGATTTCTGCTTCAACGTCAATACCATGTTGGCTTTGAGCGTCTTGAGCCGCTTCAAATGTCCAACGTGCTTGCAACTTACGTGACTTAGCTTCAACAGCTTGACGCAAGATTTGTACGCTGATTTGCTTACCACCGTTACCTTCAAGAGCCGCTGTATTATTAGCAGTGTAGCTTGAAGAAGATGAGTCAGCTTGTGGTGTACGTGAATATGCCTGTGCAATTAAGAACGGGCTTAATGCTTCTTGACCAGCTGTAACAGAAGTTGCGGCTGCAGAAGTGTCAGTCAATGACTGAGCATAACGTACACGTAATGTGTGAATTTGACCAACTGGGCCGGTCATTGGCTGAACGCCTACCAATTCGTTAGCGATAACGGTTGGCATAACACGACGGATAACAGGTAGAATAACACGGTTTAATGTAGCGATGTTACCTGCAGTTGTAGTACCAGCTGAAGATTCAGCAAGTAACTGTTTTTTGGTGTTTTCTAAAATAACACCCATTGTTGAACGGCGAGTTCCTTTTAAGCCTTCTAACAGAGCTTCTTTGGTCTCGTCCCAACGGCTTTCTAAGAGTACTTTTGACATTTTATATTTCTCCTAAATCTATGTCTTTATTTTTAAAGCCCTGCCAGACGTTTAATATCAATTACGTTATCACGTGCTTCGACTTCAACTTCTTTTTTGGCAGTTTTATTACCAGTTGCTTCTACAATACGTTCCTTGACAATCTTTGTAGATTTGTCAGCTCCGGTATTCAACACTGCTGGTAAATACTTATCAAAAGCGGCTTGCAACTTAGTTGTTTGCACACTTTCTAGTAAGCTCTGCATTACAGATGCCTTTTCCTCGTTTAGAGTAGACAATAGTTCTCCCATTGCTTTCTCACGTTGAACCGACTCTTTAATAATGCGAACTTCACGTTCCTTACTTTCAACTAACTTTGCAGTTTGGTTTACTTGTTTCTTAGCTTCAGCTAATTGAGAATCTTTCTCTACTAGTTGAGCTACCAATTTGCGAGTTTCAGATTTCTCATTTAAGTGAGTAACACTGAATTCACCTGCAAATGCTTCAAATAGACGACGACCAAAATTGTTCTCACGAGCAACTTTAATGTCTTCTTTCAATTGGCTCATTTCACCCTTTAGATGAGATGTTACAACCGTATTCAATCTCTTAGCACTTTCAGCCACAAAGCGTGACTTCAATGCTTCAAGTTGTTTACGACCTTCAGCAACTAACTTAACCTTAGCTTCAACAACTGCTTTCTTATCTTGTGAGAATTCTTTAATTTCTCTAGACAATGCATGAACAACGAATTGTTCTAGTTTTTGTTGACTTTCTTTTTGAATCTTACGGTCACTGCGTAGTTCTTTGATTTCTTCGGCTAGTTTAGTAACCATGAAATCATTGAATTTTGTTGCAGATTCACGTAATTTTGATTGTGCTTTCACACGGTCTTCGTTCATTGCTTGCTTCTCAGAGCGAAATTCTTGAATTTCTTCTGATAGGCTTTCTGTAACCATCTTATCAAGGGCTTCAACCATTACGACTCTATCGTGTTCGTAACGTTGTGCAAATTCTTCACGTAATTCTGCACGTACTTGTTCTCGGGCTTCATTTAATTTTGTTTCCCAAGCTTCGTTAAGAGCTTGACCAACATCTTCATTGATTAGTCCACCGTCAAGTAATGGTTTGATAGCATCAAACATGCTTATTCCCCTTTATTTGATTTTCAAGTCTTTGATGAGGCGCATTACTTCCTCTTTCAAATACTTTTCTACTTTTTTGTCGCCCTGAACATCCTTAGCGATATCCAACATTCTATGACCATGACGCATATTCATCATACCTTCATAGATTGCTTTAGGATAAGCGTTAGGTGCGCTCGGTTGAGCAACAATATCCACAGTGACTATTTCAAAGTCACTGACATGGCCATTCATGTCGTTAACGTTTCCGCTACCACGACTTGATACACCTAGTTTGACACCACTCTCCAACATGGTAGACACAAGTTGTCCCATTGGAGTTGGTAAAATCTTTAATTTGCCGAAGCCGTTTGCCCCGTCCATCCACATAGATGTAATCATATGTGACACACGGTCTAAGTTGATTTTTAAATCATCTGGATGATCGACTTCACCTAAGACTGAATAGCCTTCTGAGATTTGACTGTTAAGAGTTTCTACAGCATTGGTAATTTCGGAAACGGGGTAAACACGCTCATTAGCATTCTTTACCCCGCCCTGAATAAAAATCCCCTTCATATAAAGGGACTTTTCTTTGCCTTCACCTGACGACTCAACGACCATGCTAGCACGGTCGAATGTCAAGTGTTCTTTGAGATACAAAGCCATTTCTCTCAGATCCTGTTAGATACGTCTTTTAGCTGGAGTATTACGTGACTCAGCTACTGGGCTACGTACTTTACCTGCTTCATCTTTAGTAACTGGCTTAGGTGTAGATTCACCTTTTTCACTAAAGTTGTTCTGAGCAGGAGCATTCTTAAATGATCCAGCACCTTTTACAGACGTTTCACCTTTTGTATAAGCATTGTTTGGAGCTTTTGGGCTTGTTGGGACAGACTCAGATGCACCAGAGAATTTAACTGGCTTAGAATCCATTCCAGCTTGACCGCTGTTTACTAAGCTTGGGCTCTTTGTTTGAGCACCGTTGTCACCCATGTTACCGTACTTGTTGTATGTTTGACCACCAACTTGCTTTAACTGTACAGCTTCCATCATAGCTTCTTCGCCGCCCATGTCTTCTTCGCCGCCGAATTCTTCTTCACCACCGAAGTCTTCTTCGCCGCCCATGTCTTCTTCAGCGTCACCACCCATGATGTCTTCAAACTCAGCCATTAGCTGGTCTAATTTATCTTCTAAGTCAACAACACGGTCTTCCAAGTTCTCGCCTGCATCGCCTTCAACATCAGCTTCTAAGTCACTAGTGAAATCTTCACCGTCTTCTTCAGCTTCGTCATCAAATTCAATATCAGCTTCGTCATCTTCAGTCATGCCGCCGGCTTCTTCAGCATTGATTTCGTCAAGTAGATCACCTACTTGTCCGCCCATGCCTTCTTGCATTTCGTCATCCATCATTCCTTCATAGATTTCGCGGCTTTTTTCAACCACGATATCATGGAACAATGCACGTGCTTGTTCTTCGTCCTCATTAATGATTAAATTAATAAGTTGTTCAAATTTTTTGTTATCCATTGTTTGGTTCTCCTAAGTAGAATGGCTTTGTAGAATTATTTAGTGTGTATCATGGAAAACAGCACAATAAGTGCTGTTTTTTTACGTTTTCGTTCAGAATAACATTTTTACTGTTAAATTGTCGGAGTTTCTGCTCCGGCAGCGGCTGCTGCCGCACCGTATTGCTCATGAACTTTCTTCATATACTTCTGTTTTTCGTAGTTACGAACATCTAACATCTTTCTTAACTTACGAATTTGTTTTAATGTTAGTTTTGTTTTACGGGATTCACGCCACTTAGGCTTACTGTTATCAGCAGATAAATCCTGATAACCTTCTACAGCGGCGTCAAACATCTCAAATAATTTCATGTTAGTATTTATCTTTTTACATTCCGTTTCCAGCGGGAGCAGGAGTTCCACCTGCCATGCCGCCTGTAGCCGCATCGCCTACTGGGCCTGCAACACCGCCATCAGGCATTGCACCTTCTTCCGGCGGAGCTTCCATGTCTGTCGCTGTTTGTTCATCTGTTTCTAGATCACCAACTGATACACCCACACTACGTAAGTCTGATCCTGCAGGATCATTATCAGATTCTTTATTATTTTCTTCACGCCACATAGTTTCGTTCTTAGAAATTTCTTCTTCAGTAAGACCTAAGAAACGTTCCAATGCAAAACGTTTAGAGATATACGGGTACTGTTCAATCGCAGTGAATGAACTGATACGTGCAGTATCTAATTCACTTTGACGATATGCGGCAAAGTTTTGTGGTGGATTGAATGTTAATTGGAATAGACCTGAATCAATGTTGAAGCCTCTCCAACGCAAGAATAATTTAAATTCCTCATCTAACTTCATTGCCAAATAGCTTTGAAGACGTTCACAGTATTGATTGAAACGGAACTCTTGAATCATCGCAGTACCAACACGACCGTCACTTAATGGAGTTGTGTTATCATCTGGCCCTGTAGGAAGATAGCTACTTGGTACTCGCAAGCCACGAGCTAACCTATTGTTGAAGTAGCGTAAGTCATCAATCTCTCCCAAATTTTGTCCACCGGGTAATACTTCAACACTTGATCCTCTGCCGTCAGCAGTGACTGGGAAGAAGTAATCTTCGTTCATTGATAATGGGTTATAACTAGCGTCAACTACACTAGAACCTCCATATATTGATGGAATTCTACGTTGATGAATTTCATTCTTTATTCTCTCCACAAAAGCCATAGCCATGTGACTTGGCATATTACCAACGTCAATTTTAAACATTCTACGTTCAGGCGCACGTTGTACACGATAGATAAGAACAGCATCTTCAAGCAATTCTTTTTGCTTATAGACTTTGAAAATGTTTTCCAATACTGATTGTCCAAAGGGCCAGAAACGATCCAGACCCTCTGTCAAACTTAGATGGACTACATGTTTAGCATCTATGGCTGACTCGCTCTGGCCCAAAGTGAATCGACTACCTGTTGTGTTGTATGGCATACTTGGTGCAGTGTATCCACCACTACCTCCTGAGCCTCCGCCGCCTGTACCACCTAAACCTGTTGCAGGATTAGCCGCAAAGTCTGTGTTAGTCTTTTGAGCCGCAGATAAGTTTTGTAAGTTAATATTAATGTCTTTGATAACATATTGTTCCGGCTTCTTACCTTCACTTTCATTAACAATAACTTTAATAATTTTAGTCATGTCAATCCAGTACAACTTAAAGTTCTCTGGATCTCTCACAAATACTTGATCGCCAAATTTGATAGTGTTTCTAAAAATCTTAAAAACTCTAGTATCAAATTCGTTTAGTTTACACCACTGTTGCAATTGAGTCTTTAATAACTCAACTTCGTGTTGAGTAGGTTCTTCTTTGAATTCAAATGCAAAAGGTGTTTTGTTATGTTCATTTTTCTGAGTACTGAACTCAGAGATAATATCTAAACAAGCGTTGATTTCTGCATCAACGTCCATCATCTCATACTGGTTGTAACGCTCAATACGGTTTGGGTGACCTGTATATACTTCTGGAAGACGACTTCCATAGTTCTTATATCCAAACTGGTCATTATTCCATCCACCTGTATCAGACCCATTTTGTCCGGGGCTACCATTCCAGGCACCTGGATTACTATTGCCGCCTGAGATTGGACTGGAGATACCACTTTTGTTTAAAAAACGTTTTTTATATGTCATAGCGTAGTATTTAGCGTTAAGCTTTAGAATACTTTAATAATTGCTCTTGGGTGCTATGACTATCACTTAGTTTATCTATCATATCATCCATTTTTTCTTCCATCATTTCCATCAGTTTAGCAATCATATCTGCGGTAGCTGTGTCACTAGTTTGCGTATTATTAGTGTTTTGTTGATTAAAAACAGAAGATAATTCTTGTTTATCTACCTTGTCTTTACCATCAAACATCTTGGATACATCTGGAGTGGGAATAACCATTTCTTTACCATGCAACGTAACATCGTATCCTGAATTTGGTCCGTTAAATATACCACCATTACGAGCTTGAAAGTGTACCGGATCATTAGGGACTTTTTGTGA